GCGCGGGAGTTCGCCGACGCCAATCAGGAACGACGGCACGTGGAACACGCTGCAGATCGTCCCGGCGGTCCACCCGAGTTGCTGGATCAGTTGCGCGTCGACCGCGTTCATCGACAACTGCGTGTACTTGATGTCGGCGGTGATCACGGCGACGCGGCCGGCGTTCCCCGGGCCGTTGAAGGTTTCCCAGTCGGTCTTCGCCTGGGCGAGTTGGTCGGGCGTCATGCCGGCCGGCGCCGTGATCAACCCGCTCGGGCGGCTGCCGTTGGTGAAGAATGCACTCGAGGTCGCCTGGATCGCGAGCCCCTGTAGCGCGGCGGTCGCGCACGCATAGATCGGCGACATGCCCACGAGCGGGTGAAACAGACACACCATCCGGTCGTGAATAATTTCGCTGGCCGGCAGGATGAACTTGTCCGCGGGTTCGCGCGCCAGGGCGAGACTGCCCGAGAGGTTGTCGTGTTGCAGCTGGTAGTACACGCCGCCATCGGGCGCGATGAGCGGCGTACACCGCAGCGGGTCGAGCACGTAGAGCGCGACCACGACGCCGCGCGCGTCGCGCTCTTTGAGGATGTAGGCGTTCCCCCACATCAGTTTCGACGTGATCCACTGCTCGACGAATTTGGTCGTAGTCTGATAACGGTTCGGTTTGCGGAGGACGGGCGAGAACGCCGGCGAGGACGTTTCCTCCCACATGTCGTCGGCGTTCTCTTGGACGAGACGCAGGGTGAGTTTGCCGACGTCCTGGGCGATCAGGGTGACGCACGCGAAGACGGGTGCGTATTGCAGGACCTGGTCGCGGCGGCCTTCGACGTTGACCTGCCAGGCGCCGGCGTACGGTTCGCGCACGACCAGCGGATACCACCCGCCGCCGGTGGCCGCGCCGGGACTGTACGGCGCGGTCAGGGTTTTGGCCGTGAGTTCGAGCCCGCGGCCGAACAGGTGCAGCCGGACGCTCGCCATCAGCGGGCCGCGGTAAACGTGAACGGCAGCGCGTTACTCACCGCGCCGTCGGGCTGGCGCACCGCGACCGCGACCGAATCCGGGCCGAGCCAGACGGCCATATCGACGCCGGTCGTGACCTCCGTGTCCGAGACCACCGTCGTCGGCTCGTCCTGCCCGGCGAAGACGATCACCGCGCCGGCGCCGAACCCGGTGCCGTGCACGTGCAGCGTGAAGTTGGCGGCGCCGAGCGCCACGCTGGCCGGCGTCAGGCCGGTCAGCACCGGCGCCGTCCCGCCGCCGCCAGGCGCGGTATCCGTCCAGCCATCGATCGAGACGAACCCGATCCCGCGCAGGGTTTCCGCGAGCACGCGATCGGTGACGGCGTAGGTCTCGCCCTCGGCGTGTTCGACGCCGTTCTCGGTGTGATACGTGCGCGCGACGACGTCGAGCGAGTCACCGGCCATGTTTCCTCCCCGTGGTCGTCGTCGCGACGGTGCGCGGCGGGATGGCGTCCACCGCGCACCGCATGGCGAACCCGGACACCTCGAGCGCCTCGACGAGCCCGGCCTCCACCGTGATCGTGTCGCCCGCGCGCGGGTACGCCCCGTCGTAATACCCGTCGCGCAGGACCGTCATCGGGACGCGCATCGGTTACGCCGTGTAGGTCGCGGCGGTGTACTGGACGACGCCGGCGCGCGCCTTCTTCCAGTTGATAAACCGTTCGGCGCGCAGGCCGACGAGGTTCATCTGCCAGAGGGACGTGAGCAGCGTCGTGGCGAGCGGCGGATTGTCGAGCGCCGAATCCATCTGCAGCGACGCCTCGCGCGACACGTCGATCGTCACGCCGCCGTCGTCCGCGTAGAGAATCGCGCTCGGCTGCACCAGGGCGACGGTGTTGCCCGCGCTCTGCGAGGCGATCGCCTTGTAGCCCATGATCATCCCGCCGCCCTGCGCCATGCCCGGGAACAGCGGTTGCCCGAGCGGGTTCAGCGCGTTCGTCAACGCCAGCGCGTTGGTCTCCGAGAGGATCAGCACGGCGCCGGCACTCGGAATCAGGGCCGCCGTCATCGCGTTGGCGAGCGCCTGAATGTCGGTCCGCGCGTTGGCCGGCGTCGGGCCGGCGGTCGTGATCGGGGTGACGCCGTTGGTGACCGAGCCGGGCGAGACGCCGGCGACGGGCGCCTGGGCGGGATCGATGAACTGCGTATCGAGGAACGCGGCGATGCCCGCGATCATGTCGCGCCGGATGACTTCCTCGGCCGACGGCGTCGAGGTGCGCGCGAGCTCCTCGGTGATCACGATGATCCCGGCGCACTTGAGAATCGCGAGCGTGATGGTCGAGAACGCCAGCTTGCCGACCGGCTTGGGCGCGCCCTGGCCGACCCACTGGTAGGTGCCGCCCCCGGTCTGCGCCGGGACGGAGATGTTGAACGGCACCCGGAAGAACGTGTCGACCTTGCCGAGAATCGTCTGCGGGCGCAGCAGCGCGAGGAAATCTGCGGCGAGCGGGGTGATCGGCGCCAACGGCCCGGCCCACGTCGCGTCGGTCGTGGTGCCGGCGGCCACGGCGGCCTTGAGCACGAGGCCGACTTCGGGCGTCGAGTCCTCCCACTTCTTCGCGTACTCGACCGCGTGCATGATCGAGCCCTTCGTCACCGCGAGGGCTTGACAGTACCGGATGAACGCGGTCGCCTTGGGCAACGGGCTCGTGATCTGCACCGTGTGCGCGCTCGTGCTGCGCTGGGCGCTCGCTTCCTCGGGCGTCTTAGCCGTGATCGGCGTCGCCTTCGTGAGCGCGATCTTTTCCATGTCGCGCAGGTCGCCGAGTTCGGTGTCGATCGAGGCGATGTCCGCTTTCAGGTTGTCGAATTCCTCACGCTCCGGCTCGCTCTTTGTGCGGTCGGTCGCCGCGTCTTGAATCGTCTCGAGGCGCGCAACTTTGGCGGCGCGCGTGTGCTCTTGGGCGGCGATGCGTTCGGCGTAGGTCTTTTTCTGGTTGTCCATGCGAGGCGCGCCCTTGTCGACGCGCACAATCGGGAGGGAGTCCCTGTCGCGGGACGGATGACGGCCAGACGCGGCCAGGTCAAGCGATTTGATCGTGTGGATCGTCGCGTCGGCATTGGCCGGGATCGCGACCAGCGAGAGCTCGAGGACTTCCGTTTTCAGATACCGATAGCCGCCGGTGTCCTTATTGAACGCCTCTTCGATCGCGCGGAACCCGATCGAGACGCCCGCCAACAGGCCGGCCTTGAGACTCTGCCAGGCTTCCTCGACGCGGTCGTGCAGCGTGCCGGGGGTGTCGATGGTCGGCAGGGTCGCCGAAAATTCGAGGCCGTCGACGGTCGGTTTCTTGAACGTGACCTGCCCGACGGGCTTCTTCGCGTCGTGGTACAGCAGCAGCGGGAGCGGGTTTTTGTAACTGATGCCGAGGGGTTCGACGACGTCGCCCATGCGATCGGGTTGCGGCGTCGACGCGATGCCGGTGATCGTGCGCTGCTGCGTGTCGACAGCTTTGACCGTCAGCAGCGCATAGGCACGTGTGAGGGGCACGCGCCCAAGAATGCGGTCGGCTCAGCGTTTCCGCCGTACAAAAGTCTGCCGATCGGTGTAATCGGCCACGTATTCGTTGACGGCCTCGCGCAGAATGCCGGCGACGCCGGTCCGGTTCTCACTGGCGACGCGCCGCAGCTCGAGCCGTTGCGCGGGCGTCACGCGGAGCTCAATGCGCGCGGTCGAGGGCACGTCCGCGAGCGGCGGCCGGCCTGGCGGGCGTTTGCTCATGGGGTCCTTTCACAACACGACCATCGAATAACTCGGCGGCGCCGCGCCCGGGGTCACCAGCGGCGCCAACCCCTGCAGGATCGCGTCAATCCCGTCGATCTTGTTCGGCGAGTCTTCGTGTTCCTTCCGCGGCCACAGGCTGTCGTCTTGGCCGCGCGTCACGACGGTGTTGCTCGCCATCCACTTGAGACACGAGTTGCCATCGTGCCGAAACCGGCGGCGTCGCAGCCGCGCCTCGAGCTCGCGCGCCGGCGCCGTCAGACTCTTCCGGTCCTTGGTGAGGATCGCCGCCGGGATGCCGCTGTCGTGGAGATTCGAGACCATGATCGGCGAATCCCACTGATCGAACCGCACCGCCGCGACCTGAAACACCCGGCACCAGTCGCGGATGTCCTGCTCGATCCGCCGCTGGTCGATAAAATCGCCGTCGGTCAGCTCGAGCAACCCGCTCTTCGCCCAGGCCAGGTACTCGGGCACGGTGCGCGCCCGCGACGCGACCACGTCCCGCGGCAGATAGAACTTCACGAACGCATAGAGCACGTCCGCGCGCTCGAAGAGCAGCGCGACGGCGGCAATATCTTCGCGGCGCGCCAGGTCGACGCCCATCCAGCACTTGGCGCCGGCGAAACTCTCGAGGCGCAGCGACGGCTCGGCGCAGGCGTCCCAGTCCGTCATCGACAACCAGGTCCGCGCCGACTGCAGCCACTGCGAGCAGATCTTGACGCGAAACTCCCCCTCGAGCCCGGGCGTCTGTTGCGCGTCGTGACAGTAGGACGTGACCCACTCGAGCGTCGGCGTCACGCCGAGCATCGGGTTGGCCTTGACCCAGACCCGCGCGTCGCGCCAGTCGTCGGCGTCGTCCAGCGTGTAAATGATCCCGAGGAAGTGGTCGGCCTCGAACACCTGCTGCAGCACCTTGGTGAGCGTCGTGCGCAGCGCGTACCCGACCGAGAGCAGGTCATAGCCGGCCGTCGTCGGGCAGAGCATCAGCGGGTTGGCGCGCGCGCCCTGGGCGCTCTTGAGCACGTCGTGCAGCCCGAACTTTTGCGCGTGCGACTCGTCGAGCACGATGCAGCTGGGGTTCAGCCCGTCCTGCGTCGACGCCTTCGCGTTCACCGGGCGGACACTCCCGTCGGCGGTGATAATGGCGTTCACGAAGGCGCGCACGCCGAGCTGTTGGAGCATCGGGGACCGCTGGACCATCTTCGCGGCGATGACGAACACGATCCGCGCCTGGCTGCCCGTACTGGCCCCGCAGACGACCGAGGCGCCCGGTTCCTGCTCCTTCACGAGGTGGAACAGCGCGATCGCCGCCATCAGCGTCGACTTCGCCGCCTTCCGCCCGACCTCGAGATAGACCAGCGTGAA